TAAGATAATTTCAAAGATCATTTACTATTCGAGGGAAGGGGGTGCGGGGGAGTTAGAAACGTTTCGCGTTTCTTGACGTGGGTTCCCTGCAGGGGGGGTCTGAGGGGGACCTAGGTCCCCCTCATATAGTAGTGCCGAGCCATTTTGGATATTCCGGTGGTTATGGTGCTCAATGACGGTGTAGAGACCGAGTCCCCCGACGAAATAATCGGTAAAAAGCTTCGTTCGACAGCTTCCTTACTGTTCTGAAAAAGATGTGTGCCATTATGTGTGATAAAATCCCCTAATTTATATTGGTGTTTCAGTCGGCGATTGCCGTGAACAGTACCATCGATGGACGTGTTGCGTGTCGGTGGTGGTGGGCAGGGACAATGGTAGTCTAATTCTTCTTCCCACAAAAAATCGTGGATTTGGGGGCGAATTTTTGCGATAATATGGTCCGGGTTCTCCACGGTGGAGGATAAGATGGGTATTTGGCTATAACCGTCTTTCAACAAATATTCACAAATACTTTTATGTAAAGTCACGATGGTCGTAGTATGGTGCGAATTACGCAAACATTCGGTAAGTGCGTTAGTAAATGCACCCATACGTTGATCCAACATATTCGTGGTGTCCGCACTAGTCTGGTCGTCTTTGCATCCACTCAACATAAAGATGTACGGATTGTTTATTTTCGCATTGTTGATGCGGGTAGTAACCATTTTTCCAGAGTCGTATTGGGTAGTCCATGGGAGGTCGCAAACCGTACCACTATGACAACAATCGAACGTCAATATTGCGCGACACCGGATACGTCGTATCATGTCGTAAAGTTCTCCATCAGTAATACATCCTTCCGTAGTGTAATCCACAGGAATCAAAATTTCCCCGGAGTATTCAGAATTCTGATTTTGTAATTGAGAACCATGGCCGCTGTAATGCAGCCAAATTTCTTCTAAATCGGCAGATTCTAATACGAGAGTAATAATACGATCATAAATATTATCGTGTGTGGGAAGGGCAAACTTCTGCGGGTCGTCGTCGCGTAACATAGTAATGTTGTTCGGTTCGTAATCGTAGGCGTCGATCAGCATATTGCGCATATTGATGATATCGTTGATGCAACCTTTAAGAGTTATGCCCGAAATATCGTAATAATTGATGCCGATCAATAAGGCTTTTTTCATTATACTATGAACCGGTATTTTATGAGATGCGAAAAATTGGATCAGGTTCTCTACCCCATGTAAAAATCGCAACAAAATGTATATAGGATGGAGCCCGAAGAATCAAAAGAATCAACCGTAATAGTACCAGAAAAAACCAAATATACTGTCTGCATTTTGGATTCTCATGGTAATCCACAACAGTATATCGTGTTTGGGGGCAGATCAAAACCAATGTCCGAAGACGAAATTAAAATTCATTTATTTAGCGATGAGAAGGAGCGCGCCGATATAAATGCCATGGACCCGCCGCCCGTTTTCCACCATAGCTTACAACAGATCCACACAGACGATTCGGTACGGACCATCAAGAAAAAAATTATTCACGAATATGGTGTCAATAACATATCCTACGAGGAAATATATCTATTCGTGAATCGCAAGGAAAATATTTCTCTACTCACTGCCTATCAGCAAATGAAGGGGGATCGTGTTGCTCCCGCCACAAGAGCCAAGACCCGCCTGGAACGTCAATTACAGGAATTGGAGAACATTTCGGGTGATCTGGATAAGAGAACCCTGGGCCAATTTTTATTCAATTTGAAGGTAGATTCCATCGCCGAGATACGCGAGGAGGTGAACGACACCATCTCCTACGAAGAGCTGTTGAAATTTTTACCCAAAGAGGACGAATATGTGATATCGGCCCCCCTTGGACAAAAGTTCTCAAAGACGTTCGAATGGTTGTTTCCCGGAAATCCCTTTGATGTTTTGTCAGGGGATGGAGAACCTGTGTTCCGGCGTAGTAAAAAGAATGAATTGTATGTTTTTGAGAACCATCTGTTGATGAACTATGGAAAATTGGAAGAAAACGTGATATATGTTTGTTTGGCGAAGGATGTTCTCGAATATGCCAATGAACATACTATCGACCCGGAATATTTAATTGACCTGTATTTCCCACTGCTTCGTAAAAAGGAGATCACGGACCTACCGACCCTTTTAGAAAAACAACAGACGCTTATCGAGCAGACCAAGAAGCTGATGACCCCTGCTACCCTGCAATCCTTCGACACCATCGATATTTTTTACGATATTTACTATAATCGTCAAACGAACCTGCCGTATTTGAATCGGGGTATTGAGGCGTTTGATATCGTTCTCCACCCGGATTTCGATGTGCCGTTACCACTCGATATCATTTTTAAACAAATACATGCCATAAAACAAATACCATACATCAAATACAACCCCGGATTACGCCGCGAGAACATGTTCCGCTTTTACTCCGAAGAGATCGCTAAAAATGGGAAGAAGATCCCCTTCCTGAAGAAGAGTCAGATTTATGGCGCGAACAAGGTCACCGGGAAACTGCGTCAAATCTCGTTGCTCATCCACTACGATGTCTACGAGCTGTACATGGACTTTGAATACAACGGCAACTTGCGCATCCGTAGCAGTAACATTGCTAGAGCGATTTCGGTGAATGACCTGGAGACGATTATTTATAATGTGGTGAACCCGATCTTGATCAACATCAATCAGTTTTTAGAGCGGTCGGGGTACATGTTCCGTTTGTTCGATAGGTTGTCCGACCCCCACGTAGAGATAATACAGTTGGAATATAATTGTAAAATCAACCTGAAACGACCTCTTAAATTGACGGGGTATTTGGGTTGTTTAACACAGCTATTTGACATCGTGGATACGCAGCTCGATTTATCGAAACAGATTAATATGCAGTTCGTGCGGGTGGACAACTATAAGAAGATGACGGCTATTGCGTCCTTGATTACTGAGGTGTTCCGTAAAACCAATAGCCAGGAGGAGATTATCAGTGCACTGACGATTAATTTTACGATGGACCGCGAGACGGCCTTGAAAGAGGTGGTGAACTATTTCAATGACCATATTCGGATCCAGGGGCAATATGTGAATAAGAACATGGACATTGCGGATAACCCTGGGTTCCCGTTGACGATGAACAAATCGCCGTTTGACGATAAACTTATTGTTAAAGTGACGAAGATTAATTCGGTGGATTTCATTGAGGTGCTGCATGTGTACATTGATACGATATTGAGGGTCACCCAGTTCCCGGAAACGATAGAAGGCGATTTTATTAGTCGAATGACGGGGTTTTGCAGTAAGAGCTCGAAACAGAGCGCGAGTGTGGCCCAAGAGGTTCCGGTAGAAAATGTGTTGGCAGTTTCGCCGATTGTGATCGAACCGCTCGTGTTTGCCGAAGAGGAGGAGGAGGAAGGCGAAGAAGAAGAGGACGAGGACGGAGACGAGAAGTATTTACCGAGCGACGACGAGGAAGAGGCAAACGAAGTAGACGGAGAAGATGGGGGTGTAGAACCGGAAGCAAACGAAGTAGAGGAACTAGAAGATGCAGCGGCAAACGAAGTAGACGAAGAGGAAGATGACGAGGAAGATGACGAGGAAGACGACCGTTTTTTACCCTCACCTAGCCCAGAAGACCAAGAGGGTGGTGCCCGAAAAAAGCTCGACCGCCCCCCGGTAGAAGCGAAACAAGAGAAGTCCAACATCTTTACCAAACGTATCAAGGAGCGCGAACCTACCCTCATATTAACCAAGAAACAGGGCAAGTTCAGTTCTTATTCCCGGATTTGCCCCGCCAACGTCAGCCTCCAACCGGTGATATTGACCGACGAAGAAAAGAAGAGGATCGACGAAGAGCACCCGGGATCGTACACCAACGCGATACAGTACGGCACTGACCCCCAAAATCCGTATTGGTACATTTGCCCACGCTATTGGTGTTTAAAGAACAACACGCCCATGACGGAAGAGGAGGTAGCACGCGGCGAATGCGGTGGAAAGATCATCCCCAACAACGCCAAGGCCCCGCCGCCCGGACACTACATCTACGAGTTCACCGACGATAAATACCATAAAAACGAAAAGGGCGAGTACATCTACCATTCCCCCGGGTTCAAGCCCGAACATTCGCATCCCGACGGACTGTGTCTACCGTGCTGTTACAACAAGTGGTCGTCGTACAACATGAAAAACCCCATCGAACAACAACGCCGCCGCCAACAGTGTGGTCTCACCGATAATTATGTAGTCGATGTCGACCCCAATACGGGAGAGAGCGTCAAGAAAATGGGACCCGACGGTAAGCCCATGCAGACCGCCACCCCCGCACCGCAAACAGAGTCTAAGAAGGAGCCCCGGGTCGTCGATGCAGAGCGCCAGCGTAGAAAGGTCAACATTTTTGGTGTCGAGCGTGTGCCGGTGCCCCAGTATAGATGGGGGTTCTTGCCCTTATCCGTAGAGTTATTTTTACATACGGACAACAGCAAGTTTGTCGTGAAAAATAACCCAGCACTGATCCAGCCGCATAAACGCCCCCTGTTACGTTACGGGGTAGAGGTATCGCAGCATCAATCGTTCGTGGCCGTGGTGGCGGACATTTACAGTTATTACCATAATGTGCCCCTGCCCTCGATTGCGGAGATGCGTACCATCCTTACCCAATTGGTGACACTGGATATTTATCTGCGGCTTCATAACGGATCGTTGGTGTCTATATTTAAACCAAGCCGGCGCCTGGTGGACGATTTAACGGTGGAGAAATACAGCGAAACTGCGTTTTACCAGAGCATCCGCCTCGACATTCCGGCCCAATACCGGTTTCTCCAAGACACTGTGTCGTCCTACGAAAATTTCATAGCGTATTTGAACGACCCTGACTCCATGATCGACCATACCTACTTATGGGATTTGATCGCATCGCCCACATCGCCCCTCTTTGATGGAGGTATCAACATGGTGATTTTAAGAATTTACGACAACGACGTGACCGACGATGTAGAACTCCTCTGCCCCACCTCTGCGTATTCCAACAATATTTATGTTAAGGATCGCGGCACGATTTTGCTGTTACTCCATAACGACTTTTATGAGCCGATCTACCTGTACGAGGACAAGGACAAGGAGTACCCCTTACCCCCGGTCAAGATTTTCACGAAGACGACCGGATCCTTCGAATTGAGACAACTCCAACGCATTTTTAGTACGGTGATCGATACCATGGACCAGAAGTGTAAACCGATCCATAAACGGCCGCGTGTCTACGAATATAGGGAGAACATTTCGGCGACCGACCTGATTCGCATTGCCACGGAACAGGGGTTCTCGGTGGCGGCCCAGGTGATGGACTACCGCGGTAAAATCATCGGCCTCTTGGTAACGGTGGACGAACAGATCTCGAACAAACCGTTGTTTTTACCCTGCTTTCCGTCGTCCGAGTCGAAAGATATTCCGAAGATTTACATAGACGGGGTCGAATGGCTAAATTATGTGACTACCCGCGACCAATTTATCCGAATAAATAGACGCACGAACGGCACAATAAGGTGCAAGCCACTACTTAAGGTGGTGGAAGACGGCCTGATCGTGGGGCTACTGACCGAGACGAACCAGTTTGTGTTTGTGGATCCCCCTGCGGAAAATCTGATCGAGGACGGCATACCGGCGACGAATGCGGCGGGCTATAAGAACTATTTGGCGGCGGAGAGCGAGCTGACCACAGGCCGCGGGACGGACAATGAGCGGGTGAATACGGTGCGTAACATTGCCCTCGAAACCCAATTTTACACGTCATTCCGGAGTATCATACGTAATTTGTTGAACGATTATTTGAACCGCGATGTCCGCCAACAGATTGTGGATGTGCTGGAGAACCCGCAATACTTGTATACGGTCAAGGTGAAGAAGACGAATAATTTGTTACGTAATCTTACTAAGAATGCGGTGATCTTTGTCGACGAGATGGACGCTAATGTGCAGCGGAAGTTGGCGAAAGCGATCGATTGCACCACGAACTGCGATGTACGGTCTTACTGTTTAATGAAAAAAGATAAGATGTGCATTCCTAGGAAGCATTTGATCAGCGGGACGGACAACGAGACGAATTATTTTATGAGAGCGGCGGACGAGTTGGTACGGTATAAACGTATACAGCTTTTTATGCTGGAACCCCGACGCTACCTGAACATCACGAACGTGGAGTTTATGATCAACGACGACGAGGTGCTGGTGCTGGCGTCGGTTCTCAATGACGCCTATTTTGATAGCATGGAGTCGTATAATAAAAATAAATATGTGAAGAACATCGTGTACGAAGCGGGGAAACCGACGGAGCAGGGAAACCTACGGTTTCCCCTGCGACCCCTTCCCTTAAACGGTGATTGATCCTTGTAAACCACCTTTACATTCGCGCTTTAAGGAGAATCGTAAAAAATTATATTAACATTTTTGTTAAGATAATTTACAAAAGTATCAACAAAAGACCCTTACCAGTTTAAGGGAAGGGTTTAAGGGAAACCGTAGGTTTCCCTTATTAGAATCCGAGGTCGTAGCCGTCGTCTCCGCATTTGCTGTTCTCCTCCCGCTTGATCAGTGAGAGATTATTCACTATCTCCACCTTACCTTTACCGCAGGTATCCGACGGGTTTTGCAATCCACCAAACAATTTTTCCATTTCCTTGTTCGCGTCCTTCGTATTCGTCTCCGCGCTATCGATCTCCCGCATCTTCTCCATATCGAGCACGATACCGAAGCTGTTGGTGCCGATGAGCGAGTGCTGTCCTAACATCACATTAGCGCTGACCCCGCGGACATAATCCACCTCGGCATGACGCGAGGCGTCGAGCAGTACCTCCGTATGAACCTCGAAGGTGGCTTTGGAGATGGGGCCAATGTCGTCGTTCAAGATGCCCGAACGGAAGATCGAGACCATGTCTTTGGTGCTGGTCATGCGGTCACAGAGCAGGCTGAGGTGGTGGTAGTTGATATAAACGTCACTGAACTCCATCACGTCATAGAACTCGTTGTAAATGATTTGTCGGGCCGCCTCGATGCCGAGTACATCGAAGATCTCTTTGATATCGTTGCTGAATGTGCGATAGCCGTCGATGAAATCCAGGGCCATGATCTCCATGAGATTGGTGCCGGTGGTATCCAAGATCCAGACGTCTTTTTGCACGAACTTGCCCTCTTCCTTCATCACATTGTTTTGCAGCTTTCGGGGGGTGACATTACGAATACCCTCGATACCGCGAAGCACGATGTTATTCAGAAGAGCCTCTTGGAAATTACGCAACATATAGATCTCGTCGCTCTGGTCCAGCGTATCCGGAATGCCCTTTTGTTTCTTGCTCTTATTGAACACGCTGCTATTGAGGCGAATCCGGAAGATCAAGTTACCGGCATTGTAGTCGGAATAGATGCACGAAATATCGCTGTTGTGACCGTTGCTAATCGCAAAATGAACGTCGTCCATGGTAATGTTCTTATCCAAGAGAGACTCGGCGTCCATCTCCATGCGGATGATCCATCGCGACTTGGCGGTGGTGTTGTCGAAGGTGGTTTCCATGCATTCTTCCATCATTTCTTCGAATTCGTAGTATTGCTCCATCAAGATCTTGTCGTCGAGGATCGTGGTGTTGCGATCACTCGGGTCAAAGCATATTTGCACGGACTTGACAATGTCTACCAGCTTCGTATGCTCCAACATTTTGGAATATTGCGCAGCACGGTCCTTGTCGAGTTCGTCCAATGGCTTGAGATAGACCGTGAGGGACGGGTTCTTCGGATTCTTGGTGAGACGGAGAATTTCCTCAATGCGGGGCACACCACGAGTGACGTTAGATTTACTAGCTACTCCAGATAAATGAAATGTCGTTATCTTTTACAGTGTTTCATCGTTAGGGTGGATGAAACACACCTGTTCTTTCGACACAGGACGAGACTTTACCTTAAGCCTTCATCGGGGGTGATTAACTCCCTCAGACCCACAAACATCAAGTCGTTGAACCTTCTTCATAGCCTATCATAGCGGCCTTAGAAGCTTGGCTGCGGATTACCCAATCCCTTGCTTTTTTACCATCGGGTTCAGCTATTAACTGAGATCCCCCATCGGTTGTTTCCAACAATGGGGTGGTAGCAAGGGCTCTAAGGGAGTCCCCGTCAATTTGAATGTGTCGCCCTGCAGGAAGCCTTAGTTCCCTGCAAGACTAGCGAGTAGCACACTTTTCATGCTCGCTGTTGCTGACCATTGATCAGCCATACATATTCCATTGTAAATATCAAAGTTTCTAGTATCTTCCACCGTAAGATCGTATGCATAGTTGGTGGTATTCGAGACCTCCTCTATCGAAATGATTTGGTCAAATTGAAGATCAATCATATTATTGTTGCGATCTTCCATGATGAGTTGTCCTCCAACAATATTGGGGATTTTCAAATTTTCTTTTCCATGCTCCCATTTGAAACTCTCCTTTAACAGTTCCAAACATCGTTGTTGTTTTTCTTCAACCTTAATATTTAATAATCCTGCCAACTTTTGACCATAAATATTTGATACGCGCAATTCGTACCCTTGGTGTATATTTTCAGGTAACGTCCCTCTGTTATTTGACTCGACTTTCTTGGGTTTATGAATTTTTCCAACAACCCCTAAGTTTTTAATCATAACTTGAACATCAAGTAAAAGTTGATATGAGACAGATGTCATCGATATTGCCGAATATTTATACGTCTTTTCCTCACCGTCTTTTCCAATGTTGTATCGGCTAATTGTTCCGTCTCCACCAATATATGCGTCCAAGAAACCCAACATACATTCCTTATTCGAAAACACAATTTTGGGCGACACATATTTATTATGGCTCAAATTGCCGCAAAGATTAGACAAAATTCTGCATAAAACTGTACTGTAGATGCGAACATCCTGGCTTGTCCAACCTTCTTTAATCTTGTTCTCATTCCTATAAATCTTGGTAGTAAGATTATGTTTATCACACCACTTAATGATGGGTTTCAAATAATTAAGGTCATTATTTGCAATGGAGACCTGTTGTTTCGTCATACATCCTTCGGCGGCATACGCACCGACCAAATAGCCAAAATCGTAATCGAGTGTAATATTTTCAGGAATTGTATAATTACAAATACTATTCGTCTTGGTGTAAACAAACCCGTCTTTATAGAAACCCGTAGCTCTGTCTGCTTGCTTAGAATGTTCACTCAATAGCAAATAAGCGCTATCACTACGATTGTAAGGAAGAACGAATGTTTTACCCGAATGTTTTTTCCACCATTGATGTTCGTCAACAACTTTTCTTGCCTTTTCTATTTCACTTCCGTAGATGTATTCGGTAGGAGGTAAAATTTCCCGAAGATCTAAACTAAACTGTTCTGCGTATTCCATAGTTTTCACTGAACACGGCAGGTAATCACCCACCTTCAGATCCTTTCCATGAACCTGTTGAATCTTACCGTCTACCAATTGCAAGAACGATTTTGCCTTTGTCGCAATAACTTCGCGGTTTCCTTTGGTAGTTACTTTCAACATTGTATTGGTACCATCTTCATTTACCACAGGATGTTGAGTAACCGCCTCGATGCGCCGCCACACCGTCTCACCGTTTTCATTCGCACTAGGAACCTCGTAGTATTCAGATAGCTCTGCATAAGTAGTGTCCTTATTTTCCATATAGTCGATCTTTTTAGCACTCTTAATGTGTTCTTGGGTGAATTGCCCGATCTGAATTTTTTTAATTTCTTTTTTAGAATTCCTTACCATTAATGCAGTCTCAAAAATCACAGAGTTAAGCGTAAGCTGGGTCGTGGGTTCGCCAAGTGACTGACCTGCCAATACTCCCACCATTTCACCCGGATGGACAATCGCCTGCTTATACTTGAGAAGCACCGTTTCTAACAACAGGGTGAGTGCTGCGCGATGGAAGCGCTTATTGACCAGCAGGTCTCTGGGCGTCAAGTAGAAGAAGTAGAGGATTTCGAAGAGCGGAGTCGGCGGTGCGTAGCGGATGTTCTTGAGTTTATTGAAATATTCGTCGATCAGCTGGAATGCTTCCAGGGGTGTAATGTCCACCGTCGAATTGGAGTTCAGCGACATCTGCCCCTGGATGTTGGCAATGATGTTTTGGAACGCCACGGGCACCTTGACCGAATTCTCATTCTTGTACGAGAAGACGCCCTTCACGATCTTCTCTTGATTCTCAATGAGCTTGTCGATGTATTTCTGGCATTCGACCTTGGTTTCAGCGCGTTGCTTACGGATACGAGTTTGGGTTCCCTTACTAAACACATCGATCATGCTGTCGGTTTGATCGTTGATACCAATAATGTCGTAGTGGGAATAGATGTCTTCGATGCTCATCCCCACCAGCGGCACAATTTGGTTCTCTACACGGGTCGAATCGAAACCATCATCGCCGTAGGCAAATTGAACGATCTTACCCATGTTGTTACGGACCGTCATATCGTACTCCACGCGCAAATCTTCCAAACCTTTGATCAATCTTCGCTGGATATATCCAGTGGTGCTCGTCTTACATGCAGTATCAATGAGACCAATGCGACCGCCCATGGCATGGAAGAAGAGCTCCGGGGCGGTGAGACCCGAAATATACGAATTTTCGATGAAACCACGAGCCACTGGCGAGTCATCAAACTTGTTGAAATGCGGGAGGGTGCGGCTATCGAACCCGTAAGGGATGCGTTTACCATCCACATTGGTCTGCCCCAAGCAGGAAATCATCTGCGAGATATTGATCAGTGTACCCTTCGACCCCGAATTCACGATCATCAAGAAGCGATTGTCCTTGTTGAGCGATTTACGACCGATCTTACCCGCCTCTTCGTTGGCCTTGTTGAGCTGCTTGTTGACATTGCTCTCGAACTCGACCATGTTTGTGTTGGCCGAGTTGTTTTCAAAGATGCCCAGGTGAACCTTCTCGATCAAGGTCTGCACCTCATGCTTCTGCTTCGCAATAGCCTGGATGATGGCATCCTGTGTTTTTCTGTTGGCAATCAAATCGCTGATACCGACACTGAACGAGCTGGATTTCATGTATTCCGTGACTACGTTCTGTAAATTGTCGATGAAATCTGCGGCTTGCAAGTTACCAAAATCGTTGCAGACCCGGTGAATGATGCCTTTCGTGGTGGATGCCAAGGTGGACTTTTCAATCTGTCCGCGAATATATTTCCCGTTGCGGATCTCCAACACATTGTTGGACGTACCCATGTCTTCCTCGTCCTCCTCAAAGAGCTTGGTCTTGTATTTCAGGGTAAGGGGCGGAACGATTTGCGACAAAACGTCGAAGTTAGTGAGCTGTTTCTTACCCTTTAGCGCAGCGGTATTTACATTAGGATACATCATCAACAAGTTCATGGCGTCTCTCGGGCTGAATTTGATGTTGGGACGTGTAAAACGGTAAGATCCCAACAAAGAGTCCTGGTAAATGCCGATGATCGGCGCATTGGAGGACGGGCTCACCATCTGGTAGGGGATGGCGGCCAAATGTCTTAATTCTGTTTCTGCGGCCACACTCTGGGCCATGTGCATGTTCATCTCCGTGGATATTTTACTGGCTCCGTGCCACCTGATCTTTCGAGTCAGGATTGGACTATACCTTGTGCCTTATCAGGTTGGTTAAACCATCATTTAAGACCCGTAACCATCTAGTCTCTGAACCTTCTCCGTACTCTTACCATAACGAGTTTAGGAGCTTGGCTGCTGATTGCCCAATGATGTAAGTTATTACCATTGTTGACGGTCATTACCCGTGTTCCTCACAAACGTTTCCATTTGTGAGTGGTATTACATCCTCTAAGGGTGTTCCAGCAATTTGATCACGTTGCCACAGAATTCTCTTTAAGCTTCAATATAAAATCTAATGCCATTTCTTTACTTTTTTCTAATGGAATGCAGGAGCCGCCAAAGTCGGCCTTCTTTCTGTCTATCAAAACATACCAACCGTATTGAACGTCAAAGCGGTTAAGTGGTCTCACATATTGTTCAATGTCAACATCATCCCTAATTTTAACGTCTTTGAATCGTTCGAATTTCTTATCTTTAAAATAATTCATTACCCCGTCGGATACTCGTTGCCTACTTTCATCGGTATGTCTAGCAGACTTGCCTCCAGTATTCAAATTGTAACCGTTGGGAAATAGTGAATTATGTTTAAGAATTTCTTCCGATTCGATTGCGTCGGCGTCTTCTATTTTACAGTTGCGTAACACCTGTAATTCGAAGTTATCTACACCGTATTTACGCAATGCGTTATTCAAGTAATGACATTGACATTTTTTATCCGAAAAGGCCTCACTTACATGACAACGGAATCTGGCTTCCGCGCCGTAAGGACGATACCTTTTGTGGTTTAAAATATGTGAGACCGCTTGCCCGATGTATACCTTTTGGTTCACACGGTTGGTTATTTTATAGATTTCACAATATCTTAGACTTTCGTCGTCCAATATTGTGTTTTTCAGTCGAATATCGCAATCCATTCGTTGTTATATAATAATGGCATAGTTTTATATTTGTTCTAGTAAAGAGAATTATGCAACTATACGGTTATATTATTCCGAAACACCATGCACAAATGCAGCGGAATAGGAGAAATTACACTGTTTTCCCACACTAAGTATTTTCTCCAACTTAGAGGGCAGCCGCATGTTGGCGACAAGATTTTGTCAAATCGCCATCAAAATCCGCATTGTAAGGCTTTGTGTCCGCCACGTTCATTCGAAATGTGTTACCAACATTCATCACCTTGACGATGTGCCCCATCATCGACATTCTGTGTAAACTGGGCTGTCTGTTGAAGAGAACGCAGTCACCATCCATCATATGACGATGCACAATGTCTCCATCTTCCAGGCGGATCGAACCACGGTCCACATAACGCAACGAAATGTTCTCACCGTTTTTGCGTTCCAGGATCTTGGCCCCTGGGTACTCTTCTGGTCCGTTCTCCACCAACTTCTTCAAGAAGTCGCGATTACGGTCGTTCACCATGATGGGCTTCGTGATGTTCATAGCAATCTTTTTGGGAACCCCCAGCTGCCGAATCGACAGGTTGGGGTCACCAGTAATCACTGAACGAGCACTAAAGTCGACACGTTTACCCATGAGGTTACCACGGATGCGGCCATTCTTATGGTTGATACGGCCCATGATG